GGTCTGCCAGCGTAATCGGTGTGTAAGGAGCCGGATTGTTGCCATTTTCATCAATCCACCAGCACGGATGGAAAATCTGATGTGGTGTGTGGGTATCAATAGATACCGCAATGTTTGTAATTTTATCCATGTTGTTATAGATAAACTGTGTCATTCTCTCCACATCGCCGTGTGCTCCGGGAACTCCGAGTGCTCCATTATCCATGAAGTCCTGCTGCACATCAATTCCGAGAAACAATACTCTCTCTTTGTTTTGTGCTGCCGGTGTAAGTTGCTCATCGTTTGCCTTTCTCAAAATCTCATTTAGAGAAATCGGATTTGTCTGTGAACCAATACTTGCGATGTTCACAATTTCATTGTAGGGTGTTTTCATTGGTGGTTATCTCCTTTTATATTTTATTTGACCGGAGCTATTTGCCCCGGTCAGTATTTACTCTATTCGACTGTGATGCAATCATATCTCTCAGAATTGATTGTATTCTCCATAGCCTCAACCGGATTGTAGCCAAGGTTCTGCAGGATCTGTTTGAATACCGTCACGGACTGTCCGCTTGCAAGCTGCACGCCTTTACGGTTGTGATCTGCATGGAATACATCGTGTCTGCTGTTCACATTCCAGAAGATAATGTTAGGGATTACATAACCGGCCTTGCGGAACTTATTTGCCATCTTGTCATAGAAAGACCACTCACGGTTTCCGCAATAGTCAATTTCCATATCAGAGATAACAACGATTGCTTTCGGCATTTCCTCCTGCGGAGTATTATGCTTTTTCGCAATTTCAAGAACCCTCTCAAAAGCAGCTTTAAGGTCTGTGTTGCCATCCCAATTTGCTCTGTTCACGTTGCAAATCTTCTGTTCAAGGGTTTCTCCCCTCAGAATAACCGTCTCCGGTCTGTCAGAGAATGTCATAAACAGATTGTGGTATGCACCCACATTTCTCTCTGCAAAATAGATTGCAAGACCGATTGATGTTGCCATAGGTCTGCCTCTCATGGAGCCGGACACATCCGCCATAACTAAAGCGTTTGTTCCTTTCTCCACATAATCCGGCAAGGCTTTCCACTGGGCTTCAAGTACCTTGTTGCTTTCTCTGCCGTAAAGGATCTTCTCAACAATATCGTAAGGGAATAGTGTTGAGGCATTGATCTTTACCTCTCCCTTTTCTGCTTTGTTGATAAACTCTCCAAATCTCTCAGCATCATGTTTCATAAATGCCTTGCGGTAAATCATCATCGCACGGCTCGGAACTTCCGGGTATTTGATTTCATCCCATCTTCCGGCGGACATGAGGCTTTCAACGACACCAATCTGTTTTCTCATGCTGCGAACAATTCTCTTGAAATTGTAGATCGGATAACCTAATTTCTGTGCTGTAAGTATGCCGAGTTTTCTTGTGGCAGGACTGCTTGCATCTGCGGTTTTAATCCACTTTGCAAGTAAAGAAATTGCATTTCCGGCATTGAGGTTCTGTAAATCTTCCTCAAACTGTTTCTTCATTGCCGCCCACATATCGTCCTCCAACGGAGTACCGATAAGCTCATACAGATCATCATATCTTCCGAACACACCAACCAAATCAAGGTTCGGTTTGAGTGCTTCTGGGTGTTTCTCTGCCATATAACGAATAATGGTTCTGAAAGTCTTTCTTTCTCCAAGACCTCCACGAATATCCCTTGCATAGAACGCAATCTTTGTGGCAAAAAGAGCATCCTGATTGTATGCCTCTGCGAACAGTGTTTCGATTCTGCCCTCATCAGTTTCTCTCAGAGATCCGATTGTGCCGAACAGATCCAGTCTTGCGTCTCCTGTGGTATTCAAAGCCACAGCACCGTTTTCGGTTCTGGTAAATGAACCGTCTTTTCTCATTGCATCTGCGAAGCTCATTGTTTCCTCTCTTTCCAGGACTCTCATTTGTGGAATTGAACCACTTCACATTGTTTTGCAGACATTGTTTTAACCATTGTGATTGCTGTAGGAGTCCCATAATAAAATTGTTTGTAAGTTCATTCAGGACGCTATTGGTTTTTATGATTAACAGTCATATCCAATAATTTGCTGTGAGCGTCCCCTATAAAGTTTTATGCCTATCTGGCTAACTTTTTAGGTTCATACCGTCTGTTATGTATCGCACCAACAGAACGACCTATTTTTTCAGACAGCTCAGAATCGGTAATCTCATGTTTAATTACCATAGCATCTTCCTTTGCCGTCCACGGATGAGACGGATATAGAAATGACGTTTTGCTGTAATATCTCCTATGCTGTCTCTGACACGCCTTATGATACTTTTCCATATCCCTATAATCTTCTTTTCGGTTCATAGGCAACCTCATTTCTTTACATGACGCTGTTTCAAACGGGAAAATATTGTCAATGGAATTTTCTGTTTTGAAAGATTGCTGTAAGCGTCACTTAATTGCCCCGACAGGACTTGAACCCGTATGCTCGATTGCTGTGCGGAACACAAGCGTTATCGCAGTCATGTTCCCTCCGGTTTACCATAACCGGCAATCGGGGCAGAGACGAGGGGCGGAATCGAACCGCCGACACATGCCTTGGACTGGAATGAGATTGCTGCTGAGATCACTAACATGATCTGCGTATTCACATCATTGCTCTACCATCTGAGCTACCTCGCCATGTGGCACGTCTTATTGATTTGTAAGGACGTTTGTGCCATCGCCTTGATTGGAGAGAGTTGGATTTGAACCAACAATGAAGCAGGCCCCAAGCTGTAATATTTGCTGTCAGCATCACAAACATGATGTATTGTACATAACTGCCGCGTCTACCGTTCCGCCATCTCTCCATGTTCAGTTTTAATACGGAAATCCGTATCAGTTGCGTGGGAGGGAATCGAACCCCCATCTCTTCGTTACCATCGAAAAAAGAATTATTGCTGTCCGTGTCACATGAAGCATGACAACCGCTCATAATGTTCTCTCCGTTGAACTACCACGCAAGATTGCGGAGACAGGATTTGAACCTGTGACCTCCGGGGCATGAACCCGGCAAGCTACCACTGCTCCACTCCGCCATAATGGTTCTTCGCCCCACAAGAACCTCCGAGTTTTCTGCTATGTCGCATTTCTCGCATAATCACTCTTAACCGTCACACAGCCGACATCCTGAACGGTGGACTTGATTAAATATTTCCGTACACTCACTATGGTTTGCTGTGATGCACCCTAACCACCGGGTATGCCAATAGGAACTATCTTTCGGGAAATCTCTCTAACCCAACTGGTTTAGCGTCCGAAGTCAGGACGGCTTTGCCGAGGCCGGAGTTGAACCGGCATTTACACCAATAGGTGTTGCTCTACCATTAAGCTACTCTCGCAATATGCCTATCTGTTTTCGTACAGATGGCAGAAACGATTGTCTTTCACATCGACACAACGGGTAGTTAAAGTGCTTTTCCTTGCAATTACTCTGATGTTGCCTTTAATTATTCCACGACCTCTTGGAAACCAGAGATAAAGCGTTGAGGTCCCTTGGATAGATAAGGAATCGAACCTTACACCGGAATATTACGATAGTCGCAGATTACCTCATGTGTTTGGTGCGTACGGATTTTTGAACCTATCGTATCAAAGGCGGGTGGCTGCCATTCCTGCTTATTCCAATCACTGCACTTTGCGCTGTTGCCACACCAGGACGCACCTTTTCCTCAACCGTACTAATATTGCAGTTACCCTTTACTGCCTACTATCCAATTCTGAGACCTCCTCCACCGGTGGAATACGGTCTCATAGCGGTGCATATAGGAATCGAACCTATACGGCATTTCTGCCGGATGGCTTAGCAAGCCACTCCGCTACCATTACGGCAATGCACCATAACGACTCTATTGGGAATCGAACCCAAATTTTCCGATAGACAGTCGGGCGTAATAACCTTTATACCATAGAGCCATATAAACGCCGTGTTAGGGATTTGAACCCCAGAGACTTTTACATCCAGACGGTTTTCAAGACCGCACCCTCGACCAACCGGACACACGGCAGAGTAGTTTTCCCTTGGTAACGTACAAGTCGGAGATCCTCTTCCGCCGGTCGTAAACGCCCTTTCCTAACCTTTTCTGTCGTGGAGTGTTTTGAAAGAGTAAGTCAAGTGTCTCCAACTGGGATAGTGGGGATCGAACCCACGACACCACGATTAACAGTCGTGTGCTACTACCATCTGAGCTATATCCCAAGAGCCAGTACAGTGAGACTCGAACTCACGCCTCTTCTCGCGAAAAGTGTTCTCCCATTAAACTATGTACTGATGCAGTCCGGCGGCAGCTTGGATGGTTGCCACTACCGAACCGATGCAACGTGTAAGACAGTTGCCAACAAAGGTATTTCATTTTTTAATGTGGTTCTCGGACCTTGCGCCCCTCCACATGGTTCTCATAATCCACCGACTACTTACTCAAAGAACCTTTGACGAGTCCAACTCTTTATCGCCTTACCTCGGATGTACGTTGTTATCGCAGTTCTCCGCCTCTACTACATTCCTCTGCGTTTTGATAGATTTTTTTGTGTAGTTACGGCTCTATCTGCCTTTCTACTCATGGTTTTCCTCTTGAAAATACTCATGCCAAAAGTCACTTAGTGATCACCGGAACCTCGCCACCGCCAATTTTCTTTCCTGTTAAAGCCGGACTAAGAAAATCAGTTAAGAAATCCGCTCGTCCTACGGTGGGGAGTCGAACCCCACTTTCCCCGGCATGGTGTCCGTGGCATTTCCAGTTATGCTATCGTAGGCATCGTTGCAACAATGGTCTTTAGCGTGACTTACGCAAGCTCTCCAAGTTTAAGTCCTGTCGGCTTTCCCGGACTACTCACATAAGCCTCTCAGTGAGCATTGCAATCTCCCTATTTAATGATTGCTTACCACGGCTTTCGCCAATACTTTTCAGCCGGAACACTAAACCAACTATAAACAGTCAGCGTTATTCTCAGTTGAAATGTTCGATGGGAGAATCGAACTCCCGTCCCCACCGTGAAAAGGTGGTATCTTGACCGCTTGACTAATCGAACAGAGGAGCGTTCCTTTTTACCGAAAGGCAATTAACCGCACAAGCGTAAACGGGTTCCTGATATTGATTTTTTCTTGCAAGATTACTTTCTCGGCTCATTACACCGAAATGGGCGAAAGAGGAATTGAACCTCCAATGTTTACCACGAGGGAACGGATTTACAGTCCGCCGCAACACCACCAATCGTTGCTGTTCGCCCTTATGAGTAACCGTTATGGCAATTCTACAATTTCACTAGGATTGCAACCAAGGTACATGGCTATTTTATTTATGGTTTTTATTGACGGTTTCCTTTGTCCTCTTAAAATAGCCGTTATTGTGCAATTACGAACGCCACACCCCTTGGCAAGCTGTTCTTGTGTCAAGTCTTTCGCACACATTAGATCAATGATTTTTGCTTTGTTTACTTTCATTAAATTGCTCCTGTAACCGTTGTTTCCGTATACAAATTCACATTGTTGTCGTTACAACTCTTTAATATTTTCAATAAACCCTTCAATCTTTTTTCTCTTGTACAAACATCTACGGCCAATTCTTATTTCTGCATCTGCTTCTTTAGCTATTTTTAACGCCGTTCCTCTTCCACATTGCAAAGCATCCTGCAAACCCTGAATATCAAGCAATATTGCCTCTCCTGCATTGTTCCGGTTAAATTGTGTTACATTTGCCATTTTTGCACCCTCCTTACAAGATTTTTCTTGTTATAATTCGCTAATTTTGTCAAGGTATACCTCTACCTTTTTCAGATTAACCTTTGTTAATCTTCCGACTTTAACTATCGCTCCTGCTTCCTCTGCAATTTTTCTAGCTGACTTAAATCCAAGTCCTACATATCCCTGAAGTTCAGACACTGTTACAAGCAACGGTCTGTCTGGTTTTATATACTGGGCTTTTCTCATTTTCTTATCTCCTTATTTTAATTTTCTTGTATCGCCAAGAACATTAGGAAAGAAGCGGTGGGAACCTTGTTCGCAAGAGTTACGCCCACAGGTGGAATCGAACCACCATTCTCCTCCCAGGTCACTCCGAATGATCTCTTAACGATTTACTTCATCTTTCAGTGTTTTACCGGCTTTGAACTTAGGTGCTTTGCAAGCCGGAATGGAAATCTCTTTTCCGTTCTGAGGGTTCTTGCCAACTCTGGCAGCACGCTCAGTCACTTCAAATGTTCCGAAACCTACCAACTGCACTTTTCCACCCTTTCCAAGTTCTCCGCCTACGATCTCAACAAATGCGTTGAGTGCTTTTTCAGCGTCACTTTTGGAAAGTCCGGCATCGTCAGCCATTGCCTGTACTAATTCAGCTTTGTTCATTACTTCTTGCCTCCTTTCTTGTGGTCTGCATATATGGAATATGCGATTGCAATTATTACTTCTGTGATTATCGTTGCGGCAACACCGCACCAAAATTCAGGAATATACATCTTTTTGCATCCTCTCTTGTCTGCTACCTCTGGTAGCCGTCACGGTCATGCGGTAGTCATACCGTTTCTGCACTGCACCGCCGCACTCAGCCGCCTTACTTCCTCCGGTGTATCTTGGCGTAGCTTCACTGCCATGGCTATATTTATAGTTTCGTGCCGGATTGCCATGCGTGGACCATCAGGGACTCGAACCCCAGACCGTCCGGTTATGAGCCGGATGCTCTAACCAACTGAGCTAATGGTCCATACCTCACACTTGGGGAGATTCCATGTGAGGTTTCGGAGGTTCATTATAAACGTGAACCCTCCGATGTGGGATTGCTGTCGGGGAACAACAATTCCTAAGTGGGAAGTGTTGGTGTCGAACCAACTCCTATGGATTTTCAGTCCATCGCTTCTACCGAGTTAGCTTACTTCCCATATTACGGCACCGTTACTGTGCCGTAATGGTTAGGAGAAACTTTAATGCCAAATACCTTGTGTTCACTCCGCTTAACTTATGTCCGTGTCACTTGGTATGGTCGTAGTATAGCGTACTAAACATTCTTTGTCAAGTGGAATAAACAATATTTTCAAAAAAATTTGTTTTTCTGTGTGCAGTCGGCTTTACAACCGTTTTTCTGAACATCAGAAATCAACTTGCTTACAGGGATTTTGAGAAAATTTGCTATATCGTATATCTTGTCGATTGACGGATAACTTTTGCATTGTTCCCAATCGCTCACGGTATTCTGTGCCACATGAACGCCCGTTGCAAGTTCGTGTTGTGTAATTCCCCTATTCGTTCTTTCTTTTTTCAAGTTGGTGGCGAAACTATATTGTCCCATGCTATCCCTTTCTATATTCCTAAGTCACTTCTCTTTACTACCTGTCCCTCTCCGCCAAGAAGAGCATCTACAAACTGGGCGAACATTGCCAGAGTGTCCGGCGCATCATCATGTTTATTCTTTCCGAGCTGTGTATAACTGCAAAGGAATGACATCATCACACCGTAATCACTCTTAGGCTCATATTCTGTAATATCCTTGAATATGACGTGTTCCTTAACCCATGAAGAATTGACGATGATCTTGGTCTCTTTGTTCTGAGTAGTGTATTTCTTCGTGATATGGCATCTGCCGCCTTTTGCTTTGACAAGTCTCTCAACTTCATTTGCGGTTCTGCTACCCTCTTTGTTGCTCTCGAACTGTGCCTGCTGTACATGATGCTTAACAAGCATATCTGAGTTGAGTTCGTCCAAGGTCCCAGGGTCGATGTTCTTGAATACCAGATCTTCCAGATAGTATCTGTCTCCATACTGATAGAAAACTCCGAGGAAGTTGTAGTCTGTACCGGTGTCCTTGGTATCGCAGATTGCCAATATAGAATCCGGTTCTCTGTCCGGCAGTCCTCCGATATATCTCTGTAATTCTGTTGGATGATACAGAATACCCTCTCTCTCAATCGGATCGCTCTTATACAAGCAGCGATATGAAACATCATCCATCGACATTTCCATATCGTGGAAGTATTTCTCATCAAATCCAACATCGTAATCGTAATCAAAGTTGCTTTTTCCGGTCTGAGGATCAATATCTGGAACAGCAATGAACTCTGCCCTCGGATTGCCCTCATACATTCTTTCAAGCCGGCCAATAACATCATGCACACTCCATCGGGTCGCAATGTGGATCTCTTTTGCTTTCTTCTTTTTACGAGATTTAAGGTCTGTGGTGTACTCTCCGTACAACTTATCCAGACGATCAATAGACAAAGCCTCTTCGATACCAGAAACCAAATCATCCACATACAGAAATCCCTCACAACGGGTAACACCAGTAAGGGAACCTCTGATTGGTCTGCAGGTCAGTGTCTTAAACGGCTGCCATCTTCCAAGGTTTATTGTCTCTTCTTTTGCATTGTTTCCCTCAAATACAATGTCTGGGAACACATCGCTCCAACAATATTCATTACTGGTAATTATGTTGAGAACAGCATCATAGAACATTCTCGTCATAAATCCAGAATGGGAGGACATAAGGTTTGGTGTGTTTGGGTAATGCCCCATTACAAACGATATAAAAAACTCTCCCAGTGTGGTCTTGCCGGTGCCAGGAGGCATTGATATTGATAGAATATCCAACTCATCATCAATAAGCCTCTGCATCTTCTGTACAAGCCAATAAATCTTATTTCTTCGTGGCTGATAGTATCTGTCCTCTGGATCTCTGTTCTTTTCCACATAGAGCAGATAAGAGTCAAAATCCTTATGTTCCTGTGCTAAGAACAAAAGAGCCTTATTGTACAAATCGTAATATTTAATATCTCCTGTCGCACATAGTCTCAGGGCAAGGAATCTGACCTTATTCGCTAATTTCCGTGAAAGTTCTTTATCTTCCCGGATAACCTCATTTGCCATTCCGAGTAAGGACAGAAGATTGTCATAGTCACTCAGATCGCTTTTCAGAAGCCTTACGATAATCTCTTTATTCGATAGTTCGTGTTGAGCCATGAAAATTCATCCTTTCTCACGGCTCTACACGGCTCTGTAATATACCTACGGCATAACGATTTTAACTTTCGCATCCACAATAATTCCACATTTCATAGGATCATCGTATGTTTCAAACTGAATTGCACCATTTTCTTTAAGTGCTCTACCAATTTCAACTGCCATTCTGTCTTTTATGATTTCTCCCATATTGTCACTTCCTGCTTCAAATATTGTGAGTGTTTTGCGTTCTCCAAATGTTCTAATCTCTTTTCTGCCATACACCGATTGCCAACCTTTTAATCGGCGGTTTTCTTCTAAGATTGTGTTATACGCCGCTTTCAGGCGTTTCCTTTTCAGACGTGTCTCTTTCCGTTGCTTTTTCACGTTTTCCCTCCTGTTCTTTTCTATCTCGTACACTCTTGCTGCAAACACTCAGGATAACCATATTGAGATGCTTATTCTGTTCTTTGAGCTGAGAGTTCTGTTCCAACAGCAGCTCATTCATCTGTGTAATTTCTTTCTTCACTTCATTGTTGGACTTCGCATCTTTCCAACCCACGACAATGTAAAGTACCAATATTGCAATCCAAATGATTGCTAAAATAACATCTACCATTCTTTTATTCCTCCGGCATATAATAAACTCCGCAGCTATAAGCTGTAACATCCGCCTGTCCGTTGTCACGAACCATAATAATGCTATGATCCATTGCTAGGTCCTTTACGGCATCCTCGGATATGTTGCAATTCTTGGCTACTATCATATCAGGAGGAAAAGCATTCCCAAGTAACTGTTCAAATACTTCTTTCCCTCTCTGTTCTGTGTCATAAGCTGCAAGTGTGTAATCATCGGCAGTAATTCTTTTTCCGTTGAGTGCAATGCTTTTGATATTGCCGATATTAACTACGTTGCTACGATCCTGGTCTACAATATACATCTCTAATCCTCCAACCACTTATTATCAAAATAGCAGAACCCGAACACGGCTGCTACGATCAGAATTACCCATACAACCCAGAAAATTACCAGCCCGGCAGTTTCGTTTGAAACCATATAGTCCACCGCTTCATCTATCGTATCTGCCTGAATGAACGGTGTTCCGTCCTCTATGGTATTATCTTTGAGATTGGCATAGATAACTCCGCTGTATTCCGTGTTGATAACATAGTACAAATATCTCACATGGGACGATTGCTTAATCGTGTCATACAGGTAAGGCCCCGGCATCTGGATTTTTCCATACGGAAACTCCACACCAAGGAATGACACTGTTTGACTATGGTTTTCCCAACTATCGTAGTAATCCCACGAATAATATACCTCCGTGGTGTAATAAGTCTGCGTTTTCCCATTTACCGTCCGTGTATGTGCCACCTGTCTCGTATGTCGGTTGTAGTGTTGTTCCTCAACCTTTATGTAGGCAGCTGGTACTCCACCTATTCCCGGATCTGTAACAGGATCTACTGCCACCAGATTTCCTTTCACAAACGCATTTCCTACATCAGTTCGCATACCATACTGAAACAGTTCTGCATTTCCATCAATCTGCATAGCTTGATAGTATTCCTGATTCTGCTCGTCATTGTGTGAAGCTATCTTTTCACTGATGAAAAATCCACCCATAAGCATGATAAGGATAATGACGATGCTAAACATCAGTTCACGCACCGTCATATCCCAACCGTTGCCGGAGTAGATTATCTTACTCCATTTCCTCATAGGCTTATTCTCCAAACAGATTGCTTACCGGCTGTCTGTCCTCTTCGCTGTATTCCAGATAGTCATAATTGATAACTTCATATCCCATAATTCCCAAAATCTGCTTATGAGGGAATTTACGCACATATTTCTTATACGCCCTTACCTCATTATTGTAGGCAGTGCGGTACTGCAGGATCATATTCTCTGTGGTTGAAAGTTCATTCATCAGTTCCTTGTAATTCTCATTGGATTTTAATTCCGGGTATGCTTCGGCAACCGCAGCTATGGAAGTTGTCACATTCTCAATATCCGTGGTGCTGCCATTGTTTCCTCTTGCTTCCACGACATTAAGAAGAGTCTCTGCCTCATGCTTATCGTACTCCTTGACACAATCTGCCAGATTGTAGATGAGATCCGTTCTGCGTTTCTCCTGTGCCTGAATATCAGAGTCAGCCGTAAAGACCTGTTCCTCCAACGAAACCGCTCTGTTGTTGGTGCTTACGAAAATTCCTGCTATCAGTAATACAAATGCGGCTACGATGCCGACAATAATCCATGTTCCTTTATTTTTCATTGTTGTTGCCCTCCATCTTTATCATAAATTTGTTTTCTGCCAATACAATTCCTCCGGGAGTTTCCGTGAATATTGGCTCTGTTCCGTTGTAAATCTGAAATTCCACATCATTCCGGCAGACGGCATCTCCGCCGTCCATCGGAATAGCTGCCAGAACTTCTTTTGTATCGGTCTTATAGACCACCACCGTTGTCATATTGCACCTCACATGAAGTAATCATAACCGACACCATACTTCGCCATGATAAGGCTCTTTGCCATTTCTTCTAACTTCTGGTGTTCGGTCGCATCCAGATACACACCCTCATAGGTTCTACCCTGGCATCCCATCCAGTCATACTTGCAATGTAAAAGTTCATGCACAAGATCCTTTTCCATGCAATGTTTGAACAGTGTATTATTCTCTTTGTAAGATTCATCGCTGAGTAACTGGATGTTTGACTGACTGGATTCAAATACAAATGTGTTATATCCAGCAGCGTCAATTACCTCTTCTCCGTCAGGGTTCATAATCTTATCCTTAACGTGTGCCAGTATCAGCCACCCATCAAGGAATAATCTGTGTTGCCACTCTCTCAGGCACTCTTCTAACTGCTCCTGGTCTTTGAATATGTCTATCGGTTTTCGTTTCTCATCTCTCTTTTTGAGAGTTCCACAAGTATTGTTCTCAAAAGCCGCACCGTCCACAACGGAAAAGCACCATTTATCTCCATATCTGCGGCCGCACACATAATCCCCTATCTTTACCGGTATTTCGCATCCGCACTGATTTCCTACGTTGGTAATGAGTACCAGCCCACCTTTTACGGTGCTATGGTCTATGAAAAAGTTCTCTCCGCTGGCAGTCATATAATCATCAATTTTCTTACCGCAAGTAAGCAGATCGAACATTTCACGCTGATTTTCCCCAGTCCACATCATGGTTTTTACTTCATCCGGGGACTTTGGTTTCAAGTTCAAATTATCCATCATTCGCTCTCCTTTACTTTCTTGGCAGATTTTACCTTGATTTTCTTTCTACCGAACTGCTGATATACCAAAGCAGACGCATGAACACTGTCCGTGCTGCATACGGTAACAGTTCTGCGGATTGGTTTTCTCTCAATGGTTTCAAACTCTACTTTGTACCACCGTTGTTTCATTGGTTCTGCCCTCCTGTATTCTTCCGTATATTCTTTCGCACTTTCCGGCGTGTCTGCATCTGATAGTCGTTAATACCCTTTGTGTATGATCCGCCAATACAGTAATATCAACCTTATCAACGTCAGCATCAAAATCAGGACAAAAAGCACAATAATCTTTCACTCTGAGTTCCATTCCGTTATCCATGACAGCCCACCGCCTTTAACATACTGATTTTCTCTACCAGAACATCAACCGTTGCGTTGAGTTTGCTATTCTTAATGCAAACTTCCTGATAATCCTCATATAATTTTCCACCATTCAGCATTTCAGTCTGTTCCTTGACTGTGGCATCCAGCTCTGCATTGAAACTTTCAAGCTGTTCAATCTGTTTCCTCAGATTATCATTCTCTTTTTCTACTTTCGCATTTCTTTCTTCCAGAGATTTCTTGTTTGCTTTCAGTTTTTCAACCTCGCTCGTAAGTTCTCCGAGTTTCTTTATCATTTCCTGCTCAGACATGGTTCCCTTTTCCTCCGTCTCTTCTACTCCGAGAAGTACCTTAATCTGTTTCTTTGAAATGTGATACGCCATTGCAAGGGCAGCTATGGATTCCCCGGAAGAATACTTTTGCTCAATCTCTGTTTTCTTCACGGAAATATCCACACCATTCGTATTGAACATACGCTTGTAGCCGCCCTCTTCCAGAATTTCTACTATCGTCTGCGTGTCGCACGCATTTAAGTCCGCAAGAATGGGTATCTGTCTCTTATGGTTCTTCGCCAAGCGGTAATCCATTAAGATTTGTCCCTTATCCATTCTTACCTCCCTGTTTTACCCCCCCACGGAGAAAAAGTCCTCATGGATTGCCTTGATAACTTCCGCATCGTAGAGTGCATTGTGTTTTTGACCTTTCGGCAAATCAATTCCTCTGTCTGTAAGGAGCTGTTCTCTCGAAATGTCAAAAGCCGCCTTTTCTGAAATATCCAAAATCATTGAAATGTCCTGACAGAGATCGTGGCAAAACGGATTGATGTAGTCCGGCAGCAACATGGCTCCATCTGCAATCAGTTCGCATAATAAAACCATATCGTAATGGCACACATCAGAGACAAACTGAATATCATCTCCGAAACCATCAAGCCAATTAAGTAATGCCGTTCTCACATCGTCCCTGTTGCCGATCACTCTTGTCGTAAGCTCATCCTCTTCCAGTTCCTTTTCCAACTCCGTGTTGCCACTCAGGAGCAGATGATCCAGAACATTCTTGGTAATCCAATCATCGCACTGCATCTCATCGTAATCGGTCAGCTCCGCATAAAATCTCTCGCCCTCATCAGAAACCAGTCCGATGCTTACAAGCGTTGTATTCTGATGCAGGCCGGTAAACTCTGTGTCAAAAAATATCTTTCTCATTCAGTGTCCTCCGTTTCATCCGGGATCTCCGGCACAGCTTCAAAATTCACTCTCAGATACCGTTCAAACAGTGAAGCGCAGACCATTGTGTAGCTGTATACTTCCTTGTCAAGAACCTCATCCTTGATAGAATCCGTAATCTGAGTCATCATAATTGCTGTCGGAGTTGTTGATTTCTCGTTCTCAAATGCTTTCAGCATAATATTGCCGTCATATCCCTTGGCAAATTCCCTCAGCGTCATTGGTTATTCCTCCGATTTCTGTGCCTTTTTAGCTTTCTTGGCAGCTTTCTTTGCCTCTTTTTCAGCCTGTGCCATCCCTGGAATAAACTCACGGAAGATATTGTTGTAATTTCCGTTGTTGCCAGCCCATTTCTTCACGATAGCCATAGCCAGACCGGCTTCCTCGGAGTAGGTATCAGCCTTTTTAGGCTTGCGAATGGTTACTTCCTTGCCATCGACAACCTTTTTCTTGATTTCTACATTATCCATGCAGTTTACAACCGTCTTTGTGCCATCAGACCAAAATACGATTGTTGCCGGATTCTGGAATAGGACTTTCTCAATACCGTATGCGCCGATAGGCTTGTCCTCGATCATTGCCTCTACGCACAGTCTGTCATAACGATACGGGCTACCGCATATATGATTGATTTTTCCGGCGTAAGTAGTGCCGTCCTCGCACTCGATAGTTACTTTCTTAAATTTCTTGTCTGCTAAACTTCTATCCATATTGTCCTCCTTAATACCTAACTGGTTAAAAATGTCTCCAAATAATGTTTCTCCCGGAATAGCGCATGATGCTATAACCTGATCTCTTAACAATCCGATTGTGGCATTTTGACATTTCTGTGAAAAATCCTCTGTGATACTCGCAGCCGGTATATCATCAAAATCCGGCCATGGTTCTCCGAGACAGCGTGCTCTTTCGATGCTCACACTCCGCCACTGTTCTGCCGATGATGTTGCCGTTACCTGTCTTGCATTTTCCCACCATCGGTTTTCGGTAAATGCCGAGTGTTGCATCACTCTGTCAAATGTTTGTAATGGCGGTATCAGCCGTTCTTTCGGTAATCCAAAACGTTCAAAACCCTGCATGGCAAACGCTATCGGATCGGGTAAATGTGCCGCTTCTGGCGGTCTCCACGGTTTCTTTTCTTTCTCTTCCATTGGTGTCCTCCTTGTGATTTATTATCAAGGGTGGTATGCCCTTAATCTCATGTTGAAATTGTTCTCGATTTTCGCTACCACGCAGTCCTCTTTCAGTATGCACTTGGCGCATTTTTCGAGATTTCTGTAAGGTTCTCTGCTAAAACACGGTTGAAACAGTTTGTTTATGGCAGATTTCTTCATTTTCACTTCAAAAGGTATTTCAAATCCCTCTTTCAGATGAGAAATATCCGGCATATCATACTCTTCATCCAGTGTAGGCTCAGATATTTCCTTAATTTCCGCAAGCGGCATTGGGTCTCCAAGCCATTCATCCATGATAAAGAGCTGTGGTTTATTTTCACACATGACCTAATCCCCCTATTCAATGTCAATATCCAATGGGAGTCCTCTGCGTGCGCTGAGTTCAATTTTCCCGGACTGTAATTCTACCAGACGTTCCTTACATTCCTCATCAGTCTCATATCCACTGCAAAAAATCATGTTATCCGGTCCTCTCCATTTTTCTTTCAGGTCAATAATGGTATATAAAACTGTGCGCTGCGGATTATAAGGTTTTGTGCAAATGATATATCTATCATCCCTCGCACGCACCTTATACGGTTTCTTCTCGTTTGGAACATAAACTTTGTCTCCGACTTCAACTCTCATAGCCTATTCCTCCACAATCTCATAATATGTTCCCTCGCACTCTTTCGGAGCCATAGTTCCCCATCCGTCAGCCTTTCTCAGTTCATAATGTGTACCTCTGTCGATGGCAAAGAGTTCTTCGCCCTTGTCAATAGTCATTTCCATATTATTCTCAATGTCGTTTACGACAATATCCTGTAAGAAACGTGCTATCATGTCTTTTTCTCCTTTATCACTTCGGCAAACGCCGGATTCTCATACAGCTTTTCAGTAGACCATCCCATGTGATGATACAGTTTTTCCATAAATTCAAGGCACTCTGCCTTGTCATATGCTAGTAAGAAACACAGTAATTGTTCTCTGTTGTACATCACCGATGGTCCGGCTCCCATTTTGATGTAATCGTAATCTGGGTAACGCACCTGAAACTCATTCGATGTAGCTGCCAGTATTTCAAATTTCACTGCTGATCCATGCGGTTCCCTTATGCAATGTCTGAATGGTAAGAAATTCATACTCTCTCCCTCATTTTGGAAAGTTTCTGTTTGGATCTCTCCTGCGCCTTTTTGAGACGCTTTTCCTCTCTATCCATTTTCTTGATACACTTATCGAGCCGTTCTGCGTATAGATTGCCCTTAATGTCTTTCTGGGAACACTCCATGATGAAAGCCTCCCTCGCCTCAGACTGATAGACCGGTCCCATGCGCCATTTCTTTTCCTCTTTTGCCTCAGTCCAAATCAGCACCGCAATTTTCAATACGAACCACACTGTATTTAGCAGTACCAATGCGATTACTACCGCCACTATCGTTTTTACCATTTTGATTATCCCTCCTTTGAATTTTCTATACCATCCTTGTGCCCGTGTACGGATCGCATCTTTCGCACGCTCCCGCTCCATACCAAGGGCATCTGTCACATACCAGCAATGCCGTTGGCCTGCCGGATGCGTTTCCGCCCAAAAGCGATATGGGCCTATCTGCGTCCCTGACCCATGTTCCCTTTTTATTTTTCGGGAAATTTTGAGAATCACTGTTCCAACCGTCCATCCAGATATTCCTCCGTCTGTGTTTCTGCGCCCACAATCTTGCCAAGGTTATACCCACCTGCGAAGATGAGACTTATCGCAAGCACAATGAGGGTTAGTATCAATGCTCGCCGTACAACTGAATTTTCCCACGCGTCTGCCACCATGTTTTTGAACCATTTCAGGATTCTTTTTGCAGTGATTTTCTTTCGGAATGGATTTCCCCCTACCCTCCCGGATGTAAGAAACCTCTTCCACATATTCTCACAGTTCTCATTGCAAATCTCCGCGAGTGGACATTCACAACATTTCTCCATTGCGTATGCTACTGCGTTTGCTATTTGTTCAGCATCTTTCATGGTCTTTCTCCTTATGAGGCGTAAGCCTCCGCCGATTTTTATTTTTCGCCTGTTATCGTTTCTACAAGCAGACGTGACGGCATCCTCATTATGAGGTCATTGCACATCTGGTTCAGACGGAGGTTTTCATCCGCAAGCGTATTTACCATGAGATACAATCCCTCTTCTTTGGTAAGTTTTCCGAACTCTATCATCTGGTATATGTGGAATACCGTTGCATTGTTTCTGATATGAGTTTCAGCGACCCCTACGGTGTACGCCTCTGTCATGCAGTCCGATTGAACTTCCGCAACGTGTCCTCTTTCCATTTGTCCCATGCGGTCTGTTTCTTCTCTCTGCATACTTCCGTCTCTCTCTGCTCATTCTGTGTTACTGTTTCTTTGTTCTGTTCCATATTTCTCTCTTTCTATGCCGGTAGGCATCCGCCGATTTTGGATTTTGGGGTTTTGTAAACCTTTCACTTTCCATCTGTTATCTGGATGCCGTATCTGTACTTACATTGTAAATTGGGTGGTTTACGGTAATAGGGTTCTTTGCCATTTTACGATTGGGGTGGTTTGGGGCTTTTTAATTTTTTGGGAACTCAGAGAGGTGAGTTGCCCCGGGATCGCTCCGCCACGCACCCCCGCCCCAGGGTATAAGCTGCCGGATCTCTGCGCCCTGGCATCCTACCAACCGCCGCCGGACCTGTCCGAGTTCGTAAAAGTAAAAGAAAACGAACCGCAAAACCGCATAAATACTATATATTTATATCTCCGTCCGTGTCTGCCGGATCTTTTCCGCTCATTTCCACCGGTAAACGCTGCGCAATCTCTGCCGCTGTTGGTAGTTCTGCCGCCTGTTTTCCAACGTTTAGATCTATCTTTTGCGCCGCTTGTGTATATCCGTGGTTGTTGTTCATATCCGTAGCGAATACGATCGGCGGGATCTTGCCAGCAAAGGCGAGTTGTTTCTTAAATGCTGCTATACTTGTTTTCAGTCTTTTTATTGTGTCAGAATACGCACCCGGGCGGGCTGTTTCCCAATTATTAAGCGTTTCCCTAGAAATACCGGCAAAACTACAAAAGCCCTCTACATCAGGCACCAAGCGCACACCCTCCGCCGCTCTATCCTTAATATATAAAATGTACTTTTCCGCTACCTCTGTAAACTCTTCTACCGTTTCCAACTTTCTAGGGCGTCCCCCTTTGTTCTGTACCTCTCCGCCCTCCGGCGTTTCCTCTGTCTGCAAGAATCCAGTTAAAAAGGCATCACATAAAGCCGCCGTTGTTTCTGCGTCCGTGGGTTCGTAGTCGCGCCCCTCCTTAAAACGTTTATAGCTCTGCTTTCTCACGCCTTGCGCGTCTCTCTGTGCCGTTTCTTTCTTCTCTGTTGCCATCTCTGCGCCCTCCTTTCCTCTGTGCCCTCTGTGGCGGTCCTACGTTCTCACATGGGCAAAATAAAAAGGACACCGGGAAAAGCTTTCTTGTGCTTCTCTCTGTGCCCTACGTTCTACTTTTTCGGCTATCCTTATTTATTTATATGTGGATCTGTTCCGCCCTCCGGCGGCTCTGTTATTTCTATCTCTATACCGCAACCAATGGCGGCGGCGTATTTCTCCATATCTTCAAGCGTGAATTTATCGGCGTTTAGTCTCTGGTTTACGTTCTGCCGGGACACGCCCAGACGATCCGCCACCTCTTGCACCG